CCAACATCGCCTACGCAAACCGCATGGGCAATGGCGACGTGTCAAGTGGCGACGGGTGGCGATTTCGCGGGCGTGGGCTGATTCAGCTCACCGGGCGGTGGAATTATCGGCGGGCAGGGTTTGCGCTACACATGCCGCTTGAGGCAAACCCTGACCTCGTTGCGCAGCCGCAGGGGGCAAGCCTCACAGCGGCGTGGTATTGGGCGCAGCACGGCTGCAACGCAATGGCCGATGCGGGCCACTTCATTGCCATTACGCAAGCCATCAACGGCGGCACTAATGGACTGCCAGCGCGCCAGGCGCTCTACGCGCAGGCACTTTCATCCCTCACCACAGCATGAAAGAAGTCCAAGACCTCGCAGATCAAGCCGAAGCCGCAGAGCAGCGGTTCCGAGATGCTGCGCTGGCCGCGCGCAAGCCATCGCTGATTGCATGCGGCACCTGCTATTTCTGCGGCGAGCCGCTGCGGGCCGGAATGCTGTTTTGCGACATTGAATGCCGCGATGGTTATGAGGCCGAAATGGCCGCAAGGAAACGCAATGGCAACTAAAAGCCCAAAACCAAAGTCAAAACCAACGCCGCTGATCAATGGCGCAAAAGTGGGCAGTGTGCTGCTTAGCCACGGCCACGGCGCAATTACCATCATTGATCTGCCGCCAGATGACGACGGCACGCTCTGCGTGGTGTGCAAAACACGAAGCGGTTTTGAAATCAACCTGAGCGCGGCCTACGCCGGGAAACTTGCCGTATTGGAGCACTGATTATGCCTGCTTATGTTTTGATGCTCCCTTGGCTAATGTGGCTGATCTGGTGGACGCCGCTTGATGCGCGGGCGGCGCGCACCCCGCCAACTTGCACCAAATCGCAAACTCGCAGGGAGGAGACATGAGGTTCCCTGATCTTGCTGCACTTGTCGTTTTCGGCTCCGTTCTGATGCCGATTTTGTTTGTGCTGTTCTGGCCTCGAAAGGATTGCCAATGAGCAAAACCGAGTTCTACACCCACTGGATCATCGGCCTGCTGTCTGCCGTGGTCTGGTTCTGGGGCGACAAGCTGGGCATCCCGGCCAACGCCCAGGCCCTCGCCGCGTCTGTTGTTCCGGCGCTGGTGCTGCACGCGCTGGGGCGAGCGTCGGCAGTTTCCCCACAATCCCCACAATCCCCACAATCCCCACAATCCCCACAATCCCCACAATCCCCACAATCCCCACAATCCCCACAATCCCCACAATCCCCACAATCCCCACAATCCCCACAGCCTCAACCTCAACCGGAGAAAACCGAATGAAGAAGATCATCCTCGCGTCCTTGTGCGCCGCATCTTTGGCGGGGTGCGCGCAGGTCGCGCCGGGCGCTGGCCCGGTGTCTGCCGCATCGAGCGCGGCCACGTCGCAGGCACAACTGCAAGCGAACTGGTTGCAAGCATGCCTTGCCTACCAAGGCGCGCAGAAAGCCTTGCTGGCGAACATCGGCAAATTGTCGGATGCACAACTCAAACAAGCTTTGATCGTGACGCACCAGATCACGCCACTGTGTCTGAAGCCGCCTGCCGACCTGAACGCAGCCACGGTGCAAATTACAGCAGCCGTGACCACTATTACCATTCTGAGCGCGGCGCAAGCTGCTGGAGCATTGAAATGAGCGCCAACACAACTGATCAAATCACCCTTGTTGAGCAAACGGCCATTGCCACAGCGCAACAACTGCTACCGGTCATTTTGGCCGGGGTGTCCGCTGGCGCATCGGCATCCAACCCGGCAGCGGCAACGATTGCCGCCCTTGCACCGGTCATTGTGCAGCTGATCCAGATGCGAGGCGCAGGCGCTGCGGAACTGGCTCAGATCATTCAGGCTATGACGACCAGCATTTCTAGCTCTCAAGCGCAAATTGACGCCGCAGCAGCGGCGCGCAATGTCAACCTTCCGTCGACATGAAACAGGTTAGGCTTGCTTTTAGCGGATCTGGCTTTCTTGCACCGATCCACGCGGGAGCCGCTTGCGCCTTCCTTGACGCAGGCGTGGAAATTATTGAAGTCGCAGGCACCTCGGGCGGCAGCATTGCAGCAGCCGTGATTGCAGCTGGGTTCACCAGCACGCAGATTAAAGCAACGGCGCTTGCGCCTATTCCTAACAACATTATGTCAGTGCAACCGCTAGGCATGTTGTGGCGATGGGCGATCAATGATGGTAAGGTGCTGCATCAATGGTTGGTAGACACCATCGGCCCAGTTACTTTTGCGGAGTGCAAAATCCCGGTGTCCATCATCGCCTCAGACGTAAAAGACCAGCGCGGCATCGTGTTCTCGCGCATGCGCACGCCGTCGCTGGCGCTTGCTGACGCTTGCCGGATGTCGGCTTCTGTGCCAGGTGTATGGGCACCCGTGGACTACAAAGGGCGCAAAATTGCTGACGGAGGCATGGCGGCAAACATTCCGACCGACCGACTCACACAGGACGCCGTGCCGCGTGTTGGCATTCAGGTAGCAGACGGCAATAAGCCGAAAAAGCTCAACACGCTGCTTGATTACGCCAAAGCTTGCATTGGCACCATGCTCAACAGCAACGAAAACAACCTGGTGGCATGGGCGCAGCAAACTGGCGCGACTATTCTGCCTGTGAACGCTGAGCCGTATGGATTTCTTGATGCGCACCTACCAATAACGGCAAAAGCCGATCTATTTCAGCGGGGGTATCAGGTGGTGCAAAAGATTTTGAAATAAAAAGCTGTGGCTGGCATAAAATGCCAGCATCAACAATCAAATTCTAATGCTCGCTTGTGCTGCGGCGATGTCTTTTGTAGTAAGAGTTTTCATGCTGCCTCCGATCTCAACCACTCTGGAATTTTCACGCTTTGAGTAGCGTTGTAAACATTCGTTCTGCGTTGCTGGCCCATGAGTTCAGACATGACGGATTCGCGTGTCTCCAATGAAAGCTGACGAGCCATTTCTTGCGCCTCGGCTTCTTTGCGCTTCAAGTTTCTCAAGACAGACCCTTCCGCTTCGCTGACGTACAAGTGAACGTGAACTGGCTTTTTTTGGCCGAATCGCCAGCATCGCCGGATTGCTTGGTAATAGCTTTCATAGGAATCATTCACACCGACAAAAGCCATTTGATTGCAATGCTGAAAATTTAGGCCCCATCCGGCAATTTTTGCCTTGGTGATCAATACTCGAATGCGACCATTCACAAAGTCAATAAGGCGTGATTCTTTGGTGTCAATGTCATCAGAACCTCGAATTTCAACAGCATCAGGAATTGCTTTCCGTAACGCATCGGCTTCGTCATTCAAATCGCACCAGACCAGAAAAGGCTCCGTTGTAGCGTTGACATGTTCTGCACAAGCACGAACGCGATCTTCAAGACTGGCCTTTTTTGCCTTCCGACGCTCCATCAAATCAGCCGCAGGCATTGGAAACAAAAATCCCATTTCGTTTGCCATCTTCATATCAGATTCAATCAGGTGTTCGTGCATATGCAGTGGCGGCAAAATCAGCCGAGAGCCGTCGAATCCCAAATCAGACGGATTGCGAACCATTGCGCCCCATGATGCAACGAATCTCCAAAATTGCTCACGCGCATGCCCCTTGAGTCTCCAGACTTGCGTTTCACCGCCGTCATGGACGAAATACTCTGAAAGCATCTCAGTTCGCGTGCAAACGCCCAAAAACTCCGCATGGGTTCCAAGCTCCGTCCAGTCATTTGGCGCTGGAGTTGCAGTAGCGCAAAGTTTGTATGGTGTTCTCCCAAATGCATCAAGCAGCATTTTCAAAGTTTTTGCCGTGTGATGTTTGATGATGCTTGATTCATCCAATACAACGCCAACAAATTGACTGGTGTCAAACAAGTGTAAACGGTCATAGTTCGTGATGTTGACGCCCGGTTCAACATCATTTCCAGATCGACACAGTTTGATGGATATGCCGACTGAAGCTGCCTCTGAAACCGTCTGAGCAGCAACAGCAAGCGGCGCAAGAATAAGAACGTTTCCTTTTGTTGCAGATGAAACTGATTGCGCCCATGAAACCTGCATGCGAGTTTTCCCAAGTCCGGTGTCAGCAAAAATAGCTGCGCGGCCTTTGCGAAGCGCCCATTGCACAAGAGATTGCTGATAATCAAATAGCCCAGCCTCTGCGGGTTCAACACTTAACCCTTCGCCATGCTTCAAGGCCAACTTGTTTGATACAAAATCTGTGTAATTCATACCGCATCTCCAAACATATCGTGCTGTTTTGATGCGTTCTTGAGATTTGCAACTGCCTGATTGAAGTATGATTCTTTGAGTTCAAAACCGATAAACTTGCGACCCATTTCAGTGGCAACAAAACCCTCAGAGCCGATCCCAGCGAAAGGCGACAAGACTACATCGCCGGGGTTCGACCATAAATCAATGCCACGACGGATCACCTCAAGCTGTAGCGGCGCAATGTGGCGTTCATCGTCATGCTCGCGGGCGCTGCGATATTGCAATGTGTCATTTGGATTGATGTCCATCCAAATCGGGCTTGCAATTTTTTGCCACTTGTCCACTGGATATTGAGCTGGATCATGCGTGACACGATCAACGACATCGCCAGGGGCGCGCATCGTAATCAAATAATCAGCAATTCCTTGTCTGCACATGCTGGCATTCTCTCTCACAGTCTTGTGCAACAAACCAAGCGCCTTCGTTCGCTGCATGGCAATTACTGGGTCTTTCCAGATCACGACTTCGCTTGCATAGATAAATCCATGTTTTTGAAATGCACGGATCAAATCGCCACGAAAATCTTTCAATCCAATATAGCCGTCTCGTTCCTTGCTTGTAGGAAGTTGCATACAATGAAATGAAACATTCCTACCAGGCTTCATCACGCGAGCAAGTTGCTCAATCAAAAAATCAAAATGTTCAAAAAATTCTTCATCTGTGCGACAGTTACCCATATCGCGCGGGCTGTTAGAGTAAGTGTAAAGACTGCTGAATGGTGGCGAAAAAATGGAATAATCAATGCTGGCTTTAGGCAAATCAGATATTCCCTCCACGCAATCGCCATGAACAATAACCCACCCATCGCCCTGTTCTTGCTTGATAATGCTCATACTGCATCCTTCAATTGATTTATCGTTCCGTTCTTGATCTAGTGCGCCGTGATGGTTTCAGAATCAACGTAGATTTGTCATGTTGAATCTTTCGTCATAAACGCCCTCACAAACGCTTCTGCGACCGGCGCGACGATGGCGTTTCCGTAGGCGCGCAGGCGTCCCACTCGGGAGGTAACCCCATCAACCAACGGGAATGCGCCGGGTTCAACCGGCCTCCATTTATCATCCCGGCAGAAAATCCAGTCAGCACCTTCCCAGAAACCATTAACCGGACGGGCTGTGCAAGGTTCGCCTGACCTGGTAATTTCAGGTAGATTGTTCGCGTCCCGTCCTGGCCCGTAGGCCCGTAGCAGTGCGTGCTTCCTGTCGCATCGTTCGCCATTGGCGTTGTCCACCCCGCCAGCCATGCCACACGCCCCAATAGCGCATTGATGGGCACGTTCTTGCATTCCGACCCATCTTTCCAATCGCGGGTTGTCGGTGTCGGCCACGAAGTAAATCCGGTGTCGTCCGTGCGGCGCACCGAAGCCCGCAGCAGGTAGAACGACCGGCCCAAAGGCGTATCCTGCTGCTTCCATGTCAGTTTGAACAAGATCGAGCCAAGCATAGCCGTCCGGGCTTGCAACCTGCTCACCAAAGATAACTGAAGGGCGGCACTGCTCAATGAGGTGGAACCATGCGGGCCATAAGTGCCGCTTGTCAGCAAACCCAGCGCCTTTGCCTGCCGTGCTGAAAGGCTGGCAAGGGCATGAACCTGTCCAGACTGGCTTGTCATCTGGCCACCCGGCTTTTCGCAATGCGTAGCTCCACACGCCGATTCCTGCGAAAAAGTGGCATTGAGTATATCCACGCAAGTCGTCTGGTCTGACATCTTCAATACTCCGTTCATCAACATCGCCAGGCGCTATATGCTCGGCAGCAATCAGGTTGCGCAGCCATTGTGCCGCGTAAGGGTCGATCTCGTTGTAATAAGCGCGTGTCACGGGATGTATGCCCCCGAGTCTAGTCACGGTCAAAGAAAGAAAACACCGCCACACCAGCCAAGATCAGGCAAAGAAACGCCCAGAACGCTTGCTGAACGCTCTGCGCTTCCACCAGCCAGATCAGGCAACCCATGAAGGTGACAAGTGAAACCGTAGCGATTAATCGGTCAAGCATGTCATACCTCCGCCCGCGCAAGTAGTGCGTCGTCGTTCCATTCCTTGACAAACTGCGCATAATCCTTCTCCGCTTTGCGTTCAAGTTCCGCAATTGCATCCTTTGACAGAATGCCCATGAGATCGTCATCGCTTCGCGTCAGCACTTGGATGATGTAGACATATCCATCCTCACGATCCACGCCATAGCGCACTTGCAATGGAACATTATCAAGAACCGTTGCAAAAGTGTTAACAAAGTCTTCAGCCATTTTCTTTCTCCTTCAAGTTTTTAACTACATCAGCGCAGAACCCGCGCCAATCCTCAGCAGAAACTTTCGGTTCGCACGCGGCAAAGATCAGCGGCTTTGGCTTTTTCATATCCCGCGCGTAGGCCCCGTGCAGCCGTTTGTTGAGCAGCGCGAACACGGTGCCGGGGACTAAGTCCCCTACGCGTCTACCGTTGCCGGTAAACAGATAATGATCCCCGGCAATGACGATACCCAAAGTGACGTCGCCTATGACTTCGTCCTTATGTGGCCCCACCCAAAGCGTTGCATACAAGTCGCACAAATACTCGCCATCAAAAAGGGGAACGCATTGCGGGCTGCATATCTCCACAAGTCCGGCAAGTGATCGCGCACATTCTTTGACATGCGTCAATCCGCGCACTTTTGGGATGTTTGCTTGGCCGAGAATAGCCGCCGATCTCATTCCTTCACCCATCGAAAAAGCGCCGTCCGCCTAGCCCCTACGGGCTTGATGATCTCGGCAATCTCCACGTATCCAGCCCGGCGAAGACGTAGCAGGACGTTCAATACGCTGCGCCTAGGCCGGTCGATCTGCGCGGCAATCTGCCGCGCGGACATAGGCTTCTCAGCACGCAGCAGCGTTGCTGCGACAAGATAGACGGTGCGTGTTTTTGTCATTCGATCCTCTCCGGGCACCAGGTCGCGGCAACAATGTTCGCAAAGCCCAAATATTGCAGGCACTTGAGTTTGTCGCCATCGGCGCGGACTTTTGCGCGAAATGCGTCTAAATCGCCAGAAAAACATCCGGCTTCAAACCAAGGGCCGCCTTCGACGTTAAATGCATATACGGTTCGATTGACGCTCCCAGCGCCAGAAAAAGCCAGCAACGGATGCCCCTGATGCGCGCGCCGACCCCCGAAGCTGCACAAATCGTCAAAGTGATTACACACTCCGAAAATGCATCCATCGCAGAAAAAACATTCTGCTCGAAAGACACACCCAAAACCGAAGGTGCAAACCGAACCAAAGACGCACCCATTGCCGAACTCTCCCCAATCGCCGAAGCGGTTTGATGCGTCAAAAACGCAATGCTTGGCAAAAATGCACCCAAAG